AGGATAGAAAGGGAAAGTACAAGCAAGGAGAAGTTAAACCCATTGACAGGGAAGTCAGTGAGTCTGGACCGGTTCGTAAAATTCTGGCCTACAAAGGAAGATCAGGCAAGCGGGATTCCAAAGATGTGGCCTACTCCAACAGCAAACGAGGATGCAGCAGGGAAACCAACAGGGAAGATGCAGAGGATGTTAGGGAATCATCCAGATGTGAGAAACACGGGTACTGGGTCACTGAACCCTCAGTGGGTAGAGTGGTTAATGGGTTACCCCATAGGGTGGACCGACTTAAAGGATTAGGCAATGCGATTGTACCACAAGTGGCTTATGAAATTATGAAGCTGTTGAAATGACCGAAGCACAGATCCAGAAATCAATTCTGCAGTGGGCAGCTGCCAAGCGGATCCTGATGTACCGCATCAATGTGATTGGCACTCCGCTGCATAAGAAAGGTGTGACAGTTTATCGGCCTTCAACAAACAGGGGTATGGCAGACATACATGCAACAGTCCTGGTTGGCAAGATACCAGTGAGTGTGTGGCTCGAAGTTAAACGAAAGCGGGGGAAGTTATCCATGTACCAGGAAGCATTCAGGGATTCTGTGCAGGCAGCGGGTGGATATTATTTCCTTGTCAGATCAATTGAAGATGTAGAGCTCGCACTGGCAGAAGTGAGTCAAAAGACAATTCAGCAAATAAGGGAGTTTATACCCTTCTAATAAACAGATTATAGATGGTGAACGTTGACTACCAATCTATAGCGGGGTTTTGTTGAGCCATTTCCATCGGGGAAATTTTGTTGGAAGGGTAGATTTTGAATGCTCAGAATCGCGCACAAGCAACGGAACACAACACCTGAAGGGTTTTATATACATATTAAAGGAGGCAATTATGAAAAGAAAAGTAGGCAGGCCAAAAGGGTCAGTAAATGGGAAAAAACCAGGCGGTATACATATATGCGGAAATTCTGTAAAAAAATATCGCATTAGAAGTTTTCTTACACAAAATGGTTTCAGTAGAAAGCTAAAATTTAGTACGAGATCCCTCCAGAGAATTGAACAAGATCCTACATATAAAATCAGTATGAAAATGGCTTATCGAATAGCAAGTTACATGATTGAAAATCCGCTTAGTGAAAAAGATGAACAAGTTTGGAATCTAATTAAATCTTGGAACAAGGAGGAGTTAGATGTTTAAAGACAACCTGGATATTAAAGAGTATCACCAGCTGGAAGCTGTAAATGCTGGTTTACTAATTACAGCATCAAAGAATTGCAGAAGGGCGGAACGTGAGAGAGTAAAACCAAAACAACGAACTGCAAGAATGAGTGGGGGAATTAATATACACACCGGAGTTGAAACCAGGAACATGGAGAAAAACTTTTACCTGGAGCCTTACGAAATTGATGGAGTTGTTTTGAGGTCCGCAAATACAGGGAAGTTATTAAAGAAAGGTGAGGAGCAGCTGGAAGTTTTAAAAACCGAAGTTGCACCAAAGATTATCCTCAGTCAAAAGGATTGGGACATGGTTGAGGGATGTATGGAAAATGCCTGGGAACATCCAGACGCAAAGATACTTCTGCATTGTGCCAAGTTTGAACGCAGCGGATTCTGCACTCTGCAGGGTATAGATGTAAGAGCAAGACCAGACCTGGATTGCACAAAAGAGATTGGTGCATTGGCAGATATTAAGACAAGGCAAGGTGGCAAGGCAGACTTGGAATCCTGGAATCGAGACTTTTTTAATTACCGCACCTACATCCAGGCGGGACTTCAGATGCTTGTTTGGGAAACTATCAGCAAGACAAAGGTAAAGGATTACTACTACATACTATGCGAAATTGAAGATCCTTATGAGATTAATGTGACGTATCTGGATGAGGAGCTAATTGAGTACAGTAAAGACGAAGCAATTAACGCTATAGAGAAATGGAAAGCATGGACAGCAAACAAATCCGTTCCTGGTTACGGAAAGCCACAAGCACAATCTTTAGTTCCCTGGAAGAGAAGGGAGATGGAGATGCAAATGGAGATGGAAGAAACCTGGTAGCGTGTGTTGAGTGCGGTAAGCCATTAATAATGCGAAGCACTCAGCGTAAACGATTCTGCGATCAGAGATGCTACCAACGCCATGTAAGAGCAAAACGCAGGGGCAGGAAGTGGGCTACAGTTAAGTGCAAGGAATGTGGCAATGAGTTGGTGCAGAAACGCATGGATCACTGGCTTTGTTCAAACAGCTGCAGGAAGATTTCGCACATTAAATACATTAGATCAATAGCAGAACGTAAGCGCAAACTAAGACCAGATAAAATACCATGCAGCCAGTGTGGTCAGATGTTTACTCCATTATATTCAAGGTCCAAGTTATGTAGTGAAGCCTGCAAGAGATTACGCAAGCATCGAGTACCAAAGTTGCTGCCACTTCCAATAGAAAATGTAAGAGATGTTAATGAAACTGACATTGCCACCAGTAAATATACAAAGGAGCTTGAGGAGTATAAAGCAGCTGGTGGCAGAGTCACAACATATACTGCAGAGATAGCAGCGTATGTTCCTAATGTGGGTATGCAATATAAATTCAGAGAGGCGGATCCCAATACTTTAAGTGCAAATGACCTGGCATCATTAGTTGATGAGCCAGAGGATATTTTCAATAACGACTAACAGGAGAATGATATGTTTGAGCCGATACCGGAACCTAGTTTGACTTCAGATTATCTGAGAATAAAAGAGAATGAGAAGCACAGAATAAGAATCATGGGAACCAGCAAAGATCCAACAACTTTCATCCAGGGTTGGGAAGCATGGGACCAGGAGAACAAACCACATAGAGAACCATACGAATTGGGCAAGCCATGTTCCAAGCAGCTCAAGGACATTGACAGAAATGCAAACCCAAAGCTGTTCTGGATGTTTACTGTTTACCATGTGGATGAGGAGAGAGCAAAAGTATTTGAAGTAACTCAGCGTACAATCAAGGATCCTATCCTGGCATATTCAAAAAATCCAAAGTGGGGTGATCTCAGGAATTATGTTATTGAGATTGGCAGGACCGGATCCGGAATGGAGACTGAGTACACTGTAATTGCGGAGCCACCGATTGAACCACCAGACCAGAAGATTATAGATGTGATGAATGAAGCTGCCATTGATCTCAGGGTTATATTTGGTGATGGCAACCCATTCGGTGCATTAACAACAGCTGGTAATGACCAGGAGAATATTAAGGAAGTGAAGAAGTCAGTAACAATTGGTGATGGTGGAGGGAACAAACCAGTATCTGCAATGGAAGTGCTGGGTAAGCTGAGAGATAATGCACCTCCAGGACCTGACCAGGAAACTGCTCCACCTATGGGAGATGGACAACCATATTGAGAAAGGTAAAACATGGATGTTCCAGATAGAAAATCTTTCATCATATATAAGAACTTTTACGAACCTATAAAACATCTCAGTGATGATGACCTGGGTAAACTATTCAGGGCAATTTTTCAGTATCAAATTAGTAATGGTGTTGAGGTTGAACCTGGTATAAAAATACCATTTGAGTTTTTCAAAAACCAATTTAATCTTGATAATGAGAAGTGGTTGAAGAGGGCGCAATCCAGTAAAATCAATGGATCACTAGGTGGTAGACCTCAAGAACCTAGAAAACCTAGTGGGTTATCTGGGTTAGATCAGAAACCTAGAAAACCCGATACTGTTACTGATACTGTAACTGTTAATGTAACTGATACTGAAAATGAAACTGAGAAAGATTTAAAAGAAAGTAAAAAGAAAAGCTTTGAAACCTGGTGGACCAAATGGAGAGCAAAAGCCAGAGCAAACCCAGGTGTTAAAAACAAAGCCGAGAAACATTACAGGGAGCTGCACAAGAAACTAAGCGCAGAAGAAATCCAGAGAGCAACATATCTGCACTTTGAAGCAAGCGGGAAATATCATAAATCGGCAGAAAGATTCCTCAATCCGAATAATGGAATGGTGCAGCAGCTCCTGGAAGATCCACCAAAGCCAAAGTATAATCCATCACCAAAACCAAACAGAACCCCACCCAAAACTCCAGACCTCACCAATCACAGAAAGCTGGTAAGGATTGATCTGCAGAACATCAAGACCAGGGAAGAAGCAGCTGATTACTATGAGAGTTTAAGGGATTATCTCAAGGTGGATCCAGAGGTGCAGCGAATGTTTGAAAGGTTTATGTAGTTACACATCATTTGTCCTCAAGGGTATTGATCTGGTATGTTAAGAAATAAACCAACCAGGGAGTTTGATATGCCAGGAACACACTACAAGAAAGCCAAGAAGAAACGCAAAGGCAAATGAGGAAGAAGAAGAAAAACACTGACCGCAACTACCGTGATGAGTACGACAACTATCACAAGAAACCAACTCAGCGCAAGAATAACAATGCTAGGCACAGAGCAAGGTATGCGCTTGGTTTGAAGGTAGGGGATAAGCGTGAGGTGGATCACAAGAAACCACTCAGCAAAGGTGGAAGTAATAAACGCCAGAACCTCAGAGTAGTCAGCAGATCAACCAACAGAAGGAAGGGAGCTAGAAGTGCATCCAAAGTTTGAAGTAACACAGGCCGTCATAGATGAAGCAGAAGAATGTGGTGCGCTGGGCATGAACATGGAACAGACTGCGTGGAACCTGGGGATTAACCCAAGCACGTTGTATAAATATAAGGCTCAAATGGGCGCGCTCAACGAGGCTATCTTGCGCGGGCGCGCGCGAGGGATCAAGAACATGACTGGTTGCCTGAGAGAGCAGGCACAGTCTGGTAATGCTCACGCTACGATGTTTTATCTCAAGAATCAAGCAGCTGACCAGTGGGCTAATGACTTGCAATCAGTGGCTAAAATACAGGTTAATCTAGCTAGAATTAGCGATTCAGAGCTCTTGAACGAATTGAGGGAAGATCCTGCATTATTGAACGCTGTGAACATTCCACAACTCACTGATAAATGATAAATTTATATGTACGATAATGTAAGAAATCGCACATATAGTTGTATTATCACAACGTATGGATGTGGTAGAATTAGGGAAACACACACACAATGCACACAATCTAGCTAATGACTGAAAAAAGTTCAATGATTTCAACAGAGTCAGTGGTAGATCGCGGGATTGTTTATCCCTCGCACCGCAATGAAGAGCAAATAGGGATCCTTCTGAGAAGGCCAGAGCCTGATGATCGCGCAATTCGCTTCGTACTGGATTCCTGGTGTAAAACAGTGGCTGCAGAGCCACCCTGGGATTTTAGCTCCACCCGCCACACTCCACCACCACCCCACCCCTTATTGATATATGAACATGACACAATTCTCAAAAAAATAATTCGCAACTCCTCCATCACCCTTGCCTGTGATCCGGATGATCCAGATACAGTGTGGGGATATGTTTGTTGTGATGGTGAGCTGTTGCATTTTATCTATGTGAAAAGTGCATTTCGCGGGTTTGGGATTGGCGGTTGTTTGTTAAGGGCTATTGGCATACCAAAAGGCAAGATCATGATTAGCCACAGAACGGAGAGCCTGTTTACTGCTTTCCCTAATATTCGCTTTTTTTATAACCCCTACAGGATGATTTATGGAACTTGAGAAGATACATTTAGTGCGCATTTTGACAATGCCTGGTGGAACGTCAGAGATACTGATGCGCGGAGAGAAGAACGGCACAGTCACCTCACTTTTTTTAGTGGACAATGTGGTGAGGGTACAGAGAATAGTTGAGGGAGTCAGTCATACCAGGTTGGTTCCATTGAGTAACATTCAGAGCATGGAAGAGTATGGCGGGAAGGCCAAAGACAAGAGCAAGGCGGGAGGCAGCGAACGACCTTCAGTGGAGCAAGGAGCAGCGTCTACTGGTAGAAGAGGCCGTCCGAAGAAAACGAGCTAGGGACCAGGTAAGGGGAAAGCTCAAGGAGCTGTGCAGTGGACTTGTAAATTCCTTGCATTTGGAGCAAAAAAAGTTTTTAGATTCCCCCAAAAAAAAGAAATTAGCACGTTGTTCCAGGAGAGCAGGCAAGACACATTTAGCAGCTGTGGGATTAATATCTGCAGCAGTTACAAATGACAATATCCTGGTTCCGTATATCACGTTATCTATCAAGAATGCCAGGCGGATTGTATGGGCAACATTGAGGGAGATTGAACGTCAGTTTGCTTTTGGAATGGAGTTTTTAGAGAACAGTTTAACTGTAAGATTCCAGAATGGTTCGCAGATTATTATGGGAGGTTGCCAGGATGCAAATGAGATTGAGAAGTTTCGTGGACCTAAATACGCTTTGGCAGTAATTGATGAAGCACAGTCGATTAAGTCGCAGACACTTGCAACATTAATTGATGACATCTTGGAGCCTGCATCTTTGGATTTGGATGGATCCATTTGGATGTTTGGAACACCAGCTGCTTCAGCTGCAGGATTTTTCTATGATGCAGACCAGCTGCAAAAAAGTCCCTGGGAGCAACATGCATGGACGCTGTTGGACAACCCACATCTCCCAGGGGCAGCAGATTGGCTGGAGAGAAAGAAGGAAGAAAACCTTTGGTCAGAGAGTGATGCAACATTTAGGAGGGAGTATAGGGGTGAATGGGTCAGGGATGAAAACTCGCTTGTTTACCAGTTTGACAAGGTGCGTAACTTGTCTGATGAGCTGCCTGACGTTGATTGGCACTATGCTCTTGGCGTTGACCTGGGTTTTGTGGATAGCACTGCATTTGTTGTTATCGGCTGGAGTGAAGCTCTGGCAGAATCTTACGTTGTTGAGACTCAAAAGTTTACTCATCTTACCTCTGATGACATTGCACGAAAAATCCGTTCTCTGGATTCAGAGTATCAGTTTGAAAGGATTGTTGCCGACACTGGCGGACTTGGCAAGATGGTGGTTGAGGAAATGTCAAAGAGATATAGCCTGGATATTCAACCGGCCCAAAAAAGAGCAAAGCATGACCACATCGAACTTCTTAACTCAGATCTTAAGAAGGGTAAATTGCAGATTTTGGACAACAGAGAAAACAGGCAGCTGATAGATGAGCTGGAATTGCTGGAGTGGGACTTAAACGAGAGAACGAAGGGCCGTTTTATTGAACGCAGTGACTGTGAGAACCATGCCTGTGATGCACTTTTGTATGTTTGGAGGGAATCCCTGGCATTTTTACACCAGAAAGAGACAAATCAACCACTTTTGGGGTCCGATGAGTGGTTTTTGGCAGAAGAAAAGCGCATGGAAGAGGCTGCAGAAGCAAAAGTAGTGCAAAATGTTGACAATTGGTGGGACCAGACCGGTCCAGATCCTGTTTATGAGACTTTGAACTAAAAAATGGCACAACAAGCACAAAATAATCAGCAAACACGGCCTGTTAGACCTCATATTGCCAAATTCAACAGATTAATGGCAAAAGAAAACGCCAGGAAGCTGCTTGAACAGAGAAAATCGCCCTATGAGGTCAACCAGGAACGCGAAAATCAGGAAAAAAAGCTGAAAAAGCTGGAAGAGGACATAAACCGCGTTATTGAGAACCCTGGTTTGACTGATGCACAGAAAAAAGCTGTTGCAGCTGGTACAGCTCGCGCCTGGTATGCAGATTTACTTGGTGCGCCTGCAGATCTGGCTGGAATGGCACTTGATTATGGTGCAGAAGGTTTCAAGAGTATCATGCCAAGCAAGGAACTCACTGGATATGACTTTGAAAAAGAGTTAGGAGTGGATAAATTCCAGCAGGCAATGCGGGATCCGGTTGGAGGATATAAGCACCTGGAAGAAGTAGGAGAAGATATTGGCTATATTCCGCCTACTACTGGAACTGACCTGGAAGAGTATGCCAGATTAGCTGCAGGGTTTGCGGATCCAGTGCCACTTCCCTTGACTGCAGGAGTATTTGCATCGAACAGGGCCAAAACTTTGCCGAAACTATCAAAAGCAAAAGCGCAAGATATGGAATTGAAAAAAGAAACACCACAAAATATATTTGAAAAGACAGGATTTTTTAGAGGACCGGAAGGTGAGTGGCGTTTTGAAATTTCTGATAAAGACATGAAGATAAACCAAAAATTTTTAAAAACTAAAACTGATTTATGGGGTGAAGAAACTATAAAACAAGGGCAAATACAAGAACAAAATATTGCATATGGAAAACTTGGTGATGCTATTGACCATCCAGAGCTGTTTAAGGCATATCCAGAGTTAAAGGATGTCTATTTAAAATTTATACCCCCAGGTTCAGATATACGCGGTATAGGTGGACTGCGAGGCTCATTTAAACCTCAAGGTGAGATGGTTCCTATTACAAATCGTTTAGATACATTTGAAGAAAAACTTGAAAACCCATTAGGTGATAAGGTTCCAGAAAAGTTTGCAAAAGTAATTATGGTAGTTGCTCCAACTAGGCAACGTAGTATTCAAAATTTAGAATATATTATTGATAATGCAAAACTAGACAAAAGTTTAGGTGAAAAAAGAGTAGCATTGGCAAAAAGTATTATTGAAGAAGATGGAAATTTTCAAGCCAGAGGGGTTGAATCTGGCCAAATAATGTTAGAAGAAGCAGAAAAAACACTTAAAAAAAATGTGCCAGAATTGGAAAGATTAAAAGCAGGCGGAGAACCAGACTTAACCTTTGATATTAAATCTACTCTTACACATGAAATACAACACGCCATTCAAGAAATTGAAGATTTACCGCGTGGAGGCAATCAATATACAGCATTTAAGGAAACTCAAGATGCTGCAATTGAACCGATTTATGAAAAAGCAAGAGAAAAATACCCAAATTTAGGTGAAGCCAAGTTACAAATGGAAAAACAGGCTTATGATGAAAAATTGCAGGATATGGCAATGATGGATGATGTGCATTATCTTCAGCAGCTGCAAAAATTTATTATGAGTGACAAACCTACAAGTAACGCTAGGTTTATTGAAAACTCGTCTTATAGTTATGATATAAGCAATGATTATGATATGCGAACTTGGTTAGGTCCACGCCCAAAAAAGCATCGTAAAAAAGAATATGCAGATTATTTAAGAAATAAGGCACTACTTTATCAGCATTTGGTTATAAATAAATATATACCAGGCAAAAAAAGATTACGCGCGCCTGCAGACATGGCACAGGAAGTAAGTAGTCAAAGGACACAAAATTTTAATGATCTGCTAGGTGATTTACTACAATATACAGAAGCAAAAGGTGTAGCAACCCATTCAGATACACTTTCAGAAACCTTTCAACAAAATTATGCAAAAGCATATACAGCAGAAAATACTTCATTTGATCCTAAAAAAATATATAAGAATTTTGGTGGTCCAAAAACTTTATATCCAGAAGGGAAAACAGGTTGGAATGTTGGAGATTATGAGCAACCTAATTGGCTTGCGTTAGGTGAAAAAAATGTAAAAAATTATGTAAAACGCTTGGCAAGGTCTGCAGACAAACACGCAGAAGCAGCTGGTATGCAGAGAGATATTGAGAATAAATTAAAAATGCTAAGTGAAAAAAAGGAAAATTGGCGTAATGAAGGTAAAGATGAATACGTTGAATTTTATAAACGCTTAGCAGGAGAAGCTGAAGCTAGAGCTGTACAGAAAAGATTGGAGCTGGCGGACATTGAAGCTGGCGGAGTTGGTAGATATGATGCAAATACAACGGATCCAGGGCAACAAGAAATAAGAGATTTTGGTATTCCAAGATTGCGCAAAGATATTGGGAAAGTACCTACTGATATTTACGATGTACCATTAAGTGAACTTGCTTTTACAGGCAGAAGATCTCCTGCAGCAAAAACCCAGGCAAAAACAGATGCACAAGCAATAATGGATAATTCACAATGGGGCAAAAAATTGCTTGAAAATCCAAATGCAGCTTTTTGGAATAAGGCAGAATTAGATAGAATAAAAACTGAAATATCTTATGGACCGGAATATGGGACTCCTGCATCTGCTGTAAAAAAAGCAAATTTAAAAGCTACTATTAGAGAAATGAAAAAAGATGGGTGGACAGTCGAACATACCAGTAAACATAATGGCAAAGTTTCATCTTACTACATGAACAAAGGTGGTTTTGATGGACCAACAATTAGGGTTTCGGATCATGAATTACCTGACACTCCAGAAAGACAACATAATCGTCAAACTTCTGGAAAATCAGGATGGGATGAGGAGGTTATAATAAATAGTAAATCCTCAATTAAAGAGATTAAAAACGAAGTTAATGATTATTTGAAATGGTTTTTAGATGTTTAGGGGGTTTTTAGATGTTTAGGGGGTTTTTACACCCCCTTTTTACTGAATATGATTTTAATATAAATCCGACTAAGGCATATACGCAAATCACAGTTTTTCAGTAAGCTTAAGGTTAAACTTATTTTATAATTTGTCAAGAAAAAAATAATGATAAAAAAACCGGACACAAAGGATCTCATTTCGTTCCTGGAAAAAAAGCGGGTAGCAAAATTTAAAGGATGCGGAATTGAAGTAGAGTTTTTTCCAGAGCTTCCAGAGATTACGTTTCCAGAACCACAGCAAAATGATGCTGAAGCAACTAAACAATATCTTGAGGGTGTTAGATGAATAATTTTTGGTGGCAGCAAGACAATGAAATGGAAATGGGCAACTTGCTCACTGAGTTAATTGAGCAGCTGCGCGAGGATCACAGGGGCCGGCACTCGCTGAACATGGATATGCTGAGAATGTACACTCAGCGCGACTATGAGATGCTTGACCGAGTGGATCCACACCACCGCATGACTTCCAATGCAGATGACTACCGCATGAGGATGAACGTAGTTGGCAATATTATTGACACCCTGGTTTCGAGGATTGGCAAAAGCAAGCCAAAGCCCATGTACCTGACAAAGCGTGGAGACTACAAACTCCGCCAAAATGCAAGACGTTTGACTGATGTTATGGAGGGCATTTTCTACCAGACAAATATCTATGATGTTATGCCTAAAGTATTCCAGGATAGCTGCATTTTTGACATTGCCTGCATGAAGATTGGCAGAGAAGGAAAGGAGCTGTTTGTTGAGAGAGTGTTTCCTAATGAAATGCTATGGGATCTAAACGCATCTTTATATTCAGAGCAACCACCATCACTGCACCAGGTAAAACAGATCCCCCTGGAAACTTTAATTTTACATTTTCCAGAAAGGGAAGAGGAGCTGAGATTTGCTGCATCTTCAAAAGATAATGATTTCATGGATGAAGAAGGACACGAAGCAGATATGGTTGAATGTGTCGAATCCTGGCACTTGCCTTCTGTAAATGATGCAGACGATGGACGTCATGTTATCCACATGAAGAATGTCATCCTCGAAGATGAACAGTATAACTATACCAGATACCCATTTGTCTTTATGACATGGGGTGATGCCTGCGTAGGATTTGCTGGAATAGCTTTGGCGGAGCAGCTTAAAAACATACAGATGGAGATTAACAAGCTCGCACTCAGGATCCAGCAATCTATGCACCTTCTCAGCGTACCCTGGCTATTTGTGCAGCATGGATCCAGAGTTGTAGAGTCGCGCCTAAGAAATGTACCAGGCACAATAATTAACTATGTGGGACAACCACCAACAAGCTACAATCCAACTGCAATGCACCCTGAAGTTTATAGCCACATGGAAAGGTTATTCGGCAAAGCCTATGAAATTGCAGGCATATCAGAATTGTCCGCAACTGGTAAGAAACCACCAGGTTTGGAATCTGGTGCAGCATTGCGGACCTACCACGATATTGAGACTGAAAGATTCATTTCAGTGGGTCAAAGATTTGAGAAAGCATTCATGGATTCAGCAGAATGGTTTTTTGATCTCGCGCGGGAAATTGTGAAAGAGTCAGGCACGTTTCCTGTGCGGGGGGTCAAATCAAATGCACTCCAGGAGGTAGATTTTAAGGATGTGGAAATGGCCCAAAATGATTATATCCTGCAGGCCTATCCAGTATCACTTTTGCCCTCAACACCAGCAGGGAGGCTTCAGGCCGTCACAGAGCTAATTCAGAATGGTGTCATTAACCAGAGGGAGCATATTGTGAGATTACTAGACTTCCCTGACCTGGAGAGTGTAACCAGTTTATATGATGTACTTGAACGTGACGTTGAGTGGCGGATCCAAGAGATAATTGAGGATGGGATCTACCATGCACCGGAGCCTGTAATGGATCTGGCCTTTGCAAAAGAGAGAATGACAATGGCATATCTCGAAGCACAGCAAGACGAACTTGACCTGGATAAGATTAACTTAATGATCCAGTTTATTGAAGAGTGCGATGCACTTACACAACCACAAGAAGGTGCGCCACCGGCAGAGGGTGCTGCACCTCCGATACCTGGCGGAGCAGAACCTGGTGGATTACCTATGCCTCAAGCTGGTCCTCCTGGTGCGCCTCCAATGCCTGAAATGGCAGCTCCGCCAGCAACTGAACTACCAATATAATTAAATAAAAAACGGATATGGAAGAAACACAACAAGCGGAAACAGTAGAAGAGACTCCAGTAGAAACTTCAGAACAAGAATTAAGTGCAGCTGACCAGGAACAAATTGCTGAGTGGCTGGAAGATAGACTACCTCAAGAAGATATTGAGGAAGTGGAAGAAGTAGAAGAAGTGGCAGCAGCTGCAGAAGAAACTGAGGAAGTTGAGGAAGTTCAAGAAGAGGAGGAAGAGACACCCAGGATAAGCAAGGCATTTTCAAAAGTTGCAAAGAAAGAACGCGAACTTCAGCAACAACGCCACCAGTTTAATAAAGAAAAAGAAAAGCTGAAGCCAATTTTAGAGGCCCAGGAAAGAGTGAATAAGGGTGACATGATTGGTGCTTTGGAGTCGATTAATTGGACCTACGAAAATGCAACTAACCAGGTACTCCAGGATGGAAAGATGCAGCCACCTCAAGGAAAAGCTGCAATGACTCCAGAGGTTGAAGCAAGACTTGCGAAGCTGGAGACAATGGAAAGACAAAAACAAGTTGACAATTATGTAAACAAATTGAAAACTAAGGTACAGGCAGATGACCGGTTTGAATTGGTCAGAAATAATTGGGATAATGCCTGGCCCACAATTTTAGAAATGCAAAAGATAGTTGCCCAGGAAACCGGCACTGTTGAACAGGATGAAGTAATCCTGCAAAAAGTAGAAGATTTTTACGAGCAACAGGCTCGACAGTTTGCCAGCTCTGGCAAGCTCAAAAAACTGTTCCAGCCCGAAGCTGGCCTACCGGAAAAGACTTCGGATTCTCCTCGGATTAAAAAGAAAACTCTCAGAAATAAAGTTACTGCATCGCAGCCTGTAGACAAGGGTGAACCCAAAACAAGAAGGGAACGCCTGGAAGCTGCACTAGCCACTTATGGCTCAAGTCTGTGATGCTAATTTAAAATCTAATATGGAGAATTCAAATGGCAACAGCAACAACGCTGAGTGCCTGGGATAACGCATTAAAACAATATTATCGTGGTAAAGAGGTTGAGAAAGTCGTTTATGACTCTCATCCTTTTATGGAACTTGTCCCAAAGGACGAAAAGTTTCGCGGTAAAAATGCGCCTATTCCAGTCTACTATACTCGTCCTCAGGGGCGTTCAGCAACGTTCAGCACGGCTCAATCCAATGCTTCTGCCAGTAAAATTGGTGAGTTCCTTCTAACCCGAAAATCCAACTATGGTGTAGCCACTATTTCTGGTGAAGCTGTAGCTGCTTCAGAGGGTGATAGGTATTCTTTCCTCAATGCAATGACAACTGAAATTGATGGGGTCATGCGTTCAGTGGGAGATTCAATTTCCAAAGCACTTTTTAGGGATGGATCCGGTGCAATTGGCAGAGTTAATAACTCTTCCTTTTCTACAACGGCCCTTGACCTGGTAACAGACATGGACAGCTTAAACTTTGAAGTTGGAATGGTCCTGCAAGTTTCAGGAACCAAGTCTGGCGGATCTGTTCGTTCAGGAACCCTTACAGTAAATGGTGTCTCGCGAGGAGCTGCCTCAAATCAAATTACTATGAGTGGTAACTTGAGTGGTTGGTCCTCAGTCGCACAGAATGATTACATTTATCAAGCTGGCGATTATGATGGAGCAATAACCGGCCTGGAAGGTTGGTTGCCTGCTTCAGCTCCAAGTTCTGCTGCATTTTTTGGTCAGGACCGAACAGCTGATGTATCAAGATTAGGTGGACAACGCTACGATGGATCCGGAGGAACTATCACGGAGGCACTTATCGAAGGTGCAGCATTATGCGCCCGCGAAGGTGGCAAGCCAGATTATATGTTCTGTTCATTTGCAGATTTCGTAAGTATCGAAAAAGCAATGAATGCGCAGGTACAAAGAGAAGTTAAGCAGAGTGATTCCATTAGTGGGTATCGTTCTCTTGAGTTCTATGCACCTCATGGAGTTGTGAAAGTCGTACCAGACAAAGATTGTCCTGGTGGAACCGCATATTTACTTCAGCTTAATAACTGGTCATTGATGAGTATTGGTCCTGCAGTACAGCTCACTGAGTTGGATGGCAACCGCGTACTACGTCAATCCAGTGATGACGGCATTGAGGTTCGTGTGCATTCATATTCGCAGCTTGCTTGCGATGCACCAGGTCATAACTGTGTGATAACCCTACCATAATGAAAGGAGG